ATGGATAAAGTAAAATTGTGCATAGTATCAGAATATGATGATTTTAATTCGGATAGGTCATCAGCTCTAAGGAATGTTATTGAGAATGGAATGGGTCTGAACTACGATAGTGTTTACAAGATTTCATCGGAGATGGGTTTTGAAGACACTATTAAGACTATTGAAGAGATACAGCCAGAAGCGATAGTTACATTGGGAGAAAGCCCGTTTAATACCTTAACAGGATTAAAAGATAAAGTATCATCAGTCAGAGGTAAAAGGTTTCAATTGAGAGGGTCATATAAAGGTTCATGTAAAGATGTTCCAATCTACCCTACATTCGCTTCTGGATACATTTTAAGAGTTCCGACTAAATTGGATGATTTTGCATTGGACATCTACAAAGCCTATCAGCATTCAATAGGAGTAGATGAGGTTAAGGAGATGACACCTCACAAGATAGTAGAAAACTTTGAAGACCTAAAAGCATTAGTTGGGTATATTAAAGAAACAGGAATTTGTGCATTTGACTTTGAGACTAAATCTATAGTTAAAGGTGTGGGTGTTCATGAGAAAGGGTTTTATGCTACCATGCTATCAATATCCTTTCAAGCAGGAGGTTCATACATAATCCCACTTGAGCATTTTCAAAGCCCTTTCAATAAGAAAGAGGTAGATGCAATAATGGGTTATTTAGGTGTTCATATTTTTTCCAATCCAGATATAAGAAAGGTAGCACATAACTTAGACTTTGATGCCCATGTATTAGCTAATTATGGAGTATTTCTTAAAGGTAGGATAGATGACACCATGTTAATGACACACCTCATCAATGAGACTGAGAGTAAAGGTTTGAAAGAGACTACCACCAGATACTACCCAAAGTATGCAGGATATGAAGATGAGATACATGCTTTGGTTAAAGAGTATAAGACTTGGGAGAATGTTCCATTAAAGCCATTAGCTGCATATGCTGCCACAGATACCGATGTTTCATTGAGATTACTAACTACTTTGGAGAGTGAGCTTCAGAAAGATGAACCATCCTACATCATTTACAGAAATCTAACCATGTATGCATTTAGAGCTATATGGAGTGCGGAGCATAGAGGGATGGATATTGACTATGATAGTCTATCGGAGGGTATCCAATATACCGATGACCTTATTAAGGCTAAGGAAAGAGAATTGAGAGAGCATAAAGTGGTTAAGAGATACGAGCTTATGAAGTCTGAGCATGAGACTAAGAAGCAGATAGAAGCTCTCAGAGATAAGATTGATGCATATAGGGAAAAGCGTTCTACACCGACTGATAAAGAGAAATTAAAACAGCATAAGATAGACCTATTGCAGGAGGAGTATGATAAGAGTAAAAATATTAAAGTCTTTACGAAACTTGAGAAAGAGAAAGCTGCTTTGCAGAAGCTGATAGATGCAAGGAATACACCGACAAGGACTGAGCAGAATTATATAGACCAGATAGGAGACCTAAAAAGTGGTAGAGTAAGTATCTACGAGGGCATAAGTTTTTCAAGTCCTAAGCAGTTGGAGGATTTATTATATAACTCGGATGGTGGTTTTAAATTCAAAGGTGTCAAAGGCACAGGTAAAGATGTATTGGAGAGCTTAAATGATAAAAGTGGGTTTGTAGAGGCTTTACTCATTTACCGCTCATTGCAGAAGACACAATCTACCTATCTTAAAGGAATAAGGGATAGGCTGGATGATAATAACAGGATACACACTTCACTTCTATTGTCTGGAACAAGGTCTGGAAGACTATCATCTCAGAACCCTAATTTGCAAAACCTACCAAGAGGAGCGAAGTTAGATGATGAAGGCTTAAAAGAGGCTGTAGCGTGGGTAAAGAAAGTTTTTAAAGCACCAGAGGGATACACCTTAGTCCAAGTAGACTACTCTCAAGCTGAGCTTAGAATTATCGGAGCTTTCGCAGGAGATGAGAACATGATTAAAGTCTATAAAGATGATGGAGATATTCACTCATCAACAGGAGCAGGGTTAATTGGAGTTCCTATTGAGGAGTTTGATAAGAATAATCCAAAGCATAAAGAAGCGAGGAGTGATGCTAAGGCTGTAAACTTTGGGTTTATCTATGGTATGAGTGCGGAGGGCTTCGTTGGATATGCATGGAGCAACTACCGAAAGGAATATTCACTGCCAGAAGCTGAGAAGTATAGAAATAACTTCTTCAAGACCTATCCAAAGCTATTGAAGTATCATGACATTTATGTTCAGAAAGCTGAGAAATTCGGTTGGGTTAGAACCTTATATGGTAGGAGGAGAAGAACACCAGACATTAACTCAGATGATTTATTCAAGAAAGGTAACGATGAGAGGGTAGCTATCAATAGTCCAATTCAAGGCTCAGCAGGAGAATTTACAATATTTGCCATAGCATTGCTTAAAGATAGATTAGACCCGAGAGTAGTATTTGTGAACACTGTTCACGATAGTATTATTTTCTATGTTCCAGATGATATACTACATGAGGCGATAGCTGATATTAAATATACATGTGAAAACCTACCTAACGCTCAATACTTTGGAAAGGATTTACCATATGGAATGAGAATGAAAGTTGATGTAGAGGTATCCAAAGTTAATTGGAAGAGTGTTGAGGAGTATGTTAAGCCAGAAGAGTAAAAAATCTTCATAAAAATTTTGGTATATCCAAAAATTTTTGTATCTTTGGAGCATAAATCACAGGCAACAAGTTTGCATTAGATTAAGATATTATATAACATTAAATTTTTAGATTATGGGGTTAGACCTTAAGAAGATGAGAGAGCAACAAGCTCACATCCAGAGTGCCGCAGGAGGCGGAGATGACAAGTTATTTCTGTATGCTGAAAAGCTAAAACCAGAAGAGTTCGTTAAACCGATGCCAGATTTAATAGGCTCACTAAATGGCTCATACTATGTGGAGCAAGTGATATGGTGGATTAACGGAAAGATGTATTTATCAAATGCTACCTTTAATGAAGATTGCGTAATCCAAGAGGAGTATGATAAGGCTAAAAAGTTAGCGGAGAAAGATGAGGATATTGAGGAGCTACTTAACAAAAAGAACGATAAGAAAGCACCTTTAATCCAGAAACAAGTTCGTTTCTTAGTTCCTGTATTACACCTTGATTTAGAGTTTAACAGCCGAGATACAGAAGCTGTTGATAAGGTATCAATTCAAGATGATAGAGTTAAGGTTTTAGTTATGAGGGTAAAACTTATGGATGAGTTCCATAGAGTTATCATATCTAAGACAGTGAACAAGAAAGGTGGATGGGGAGCTATGGATAAAGAAACAGGTTCAATCATCCAGATAGGCAAAGAGGGGTCTGGACTTAATACCAGATATTATGCTCAGTTCTTTGAGAAGATGGAAGATGATGATGTGTATGAAGTTCTTTCAGATGACAAATACTACAAAGAGGGGGCTATTCCAGATATTTGGAAATTAACTAAGGATATGAGAAAGTCTGATGAGTTCCTTAGAAGTGCAATCAGAAACTACTTATATGGAGAAGAGATGTTGGAAGATGATAGCAAGAAGTCTGATGAGGATGAAGATGAGAAACCAGCTAAGAAGTCTAAGAGGGTTTCAGAAGATGAAGAGGATGAGAGACCAGCTAAATCCAAATCTAAAAGAGTAGTAGAGGAAGATGAGGATGAAGAAGAGGAAAGACCTGCGAAAAAGGCTAAAAAAAGAGTGGTAGAAGAGGATGATGAAGAGGAGGAAGAGGAAGATGAGAAACCAGCTAAAAAGCCTAAACAAAGGTCTGTTGTAGATGATATTGAAAATGAACTTAATGACTTAGATTAGTGAGTTCAAAGGATAAGATAGAGTTAGAGGTAATGGGTAGTCTTTCAGAGGATTGCAAATCCATAGAGATTACTCATTACCAATCTCTACAAAGGATTATCAGAAAATTGGTAGGAGAGCCTTTGGTAGTTAAGTTCAAAAAATTCTATCCAAAGCGTTCAGATAGGCAGAATAGATACTTACATGGCGTAGTAATACCCTGTATAGCTGCATGGTATAGAGAGAATACAGGTAATAAGATTGATAGAGAGGATGTAAAGGATTGGGTATATAGAGAGCTTTTAGGAGCTACAGCCAAACCTTACATTATAGGAGGGGTAGAGTATTTCAGATACCAATATAAGAGGTTCAGCCAGATGACTACCATAGAGTTTGGAGAAGCTGTTGAGCTTATAAGGAATAAGATGGCGGAGTATGATTGCCATATACCAGAGCCAACAAGGAATAATTTTATAGAAGATTTCACAGATGAGTAAGGTTATAATATTTTCAGATTTACACATACATGACTATCAAAACTTCAACAAAGATGGTCAAAGGCTTACGAATTGTTTAAGAGTATTGGAGGATTTATTTGAATTTGCGAATAAATACGGAATAAATACGATTTTGTTCGGAGGAGACCTTTTTGATACACCTAAGGTTCTATTAACCTCAGTTATGAATGAGAGTGTAAAGACTTTTATTAAGCTATTTGAGGCTTATCCAGATATTAAGTTTTATGCTATAACAGGAAACCACGACCAGAATAGAAAGAATTTGATAGATAGACCAGCAGATGCTTCAAATCAATATTTGGCATCTATTTTTCCAGACAACTTTATTCTATTTGATAATAAGTCTGTTTCATTGGGAGATGGTATTTACATATCTGGAATACCCTATTATGAACATCCAGAACATTACAGCCAATGTTTAGATGCTACTATTGAAAGGCTTAACACCAGAGATAGAAAGTTAGGTGGAGAATACAAAGATTATCTATTCATACATCAGACACCTTATGGATTGGGTAATGAGATGATACCTACGGATACTAATCCAAAGGATGAAAGGTATAAGAGGTTTGAGCATGTATTTTGTGGGCATATCCATGCCAGACAAGACCTTACAGACCACTTTACTATTATCGGTAGCCCAATACACCGAGATATGGGAGATGTAGGAGAAAACAAGGGCTTTATGGTTATGAATTTGGCTAAGCCAGAAAATGGATATAAGTTTTTTGAGCTAAAAGACTATCCGAAGTTTCAACAACGATTTGATGATGAGGAGGAGTTTGAGAATGAAGAAGACAACTTTGTTATAGTAAAGCCAAAAGTATTGCATGTAACCACTAACTCGGATGCACCAGAAGTTGAGAAGTTCAATACATCTTTGGAGAATGCGGAGCTTCTCAGAAATTATTGGGAGGAGGTAGATGGAAAGAACGAAGAATTATTAGAAATAGGATTATCATTTATTAGTTAGGCTATGATAGATATTAAATACAAAAGAATACATATTGAGGGGTTTAGGTCTATAATCAAACCACTTACTTTTGAATTAGACCGAGTAGGTCTAAATATGATTAAAGGCACAAATGGAGTAGGTAAGTCTACTATATTTAATGCCTTACTATGGTGCGAGTATGGAGTGAATTTGAAAAAATCCATAGAACCATGGACAGAATTGAGAGATAAAACTTATCAAGGTGTTAGAGTAATGGTTGAGAGAACCATAGGAGATAAAGATTATCTTATATGCAGACACCTAAATTACAAGGGTAATACACTCGGATTAAAAGGAGAAAGCAAATTGCTTATTTACATTAAATCCGTAGATGAGCCAGAATTTGAGGATAAGCATTTGATAGATGCTAAATACAAAGAAGACCAACAGCAGGAGATAATCAATCAACTCGGATTAGATGATAAAACATTCTTACAATCAATCCTATTTGGTCAGAAGATGGCAGGTTTAGTTGAAAGCTCAGCCAAAGACACCAGAAGTTTGTTAGATAATCTATTTGATGTTACCTTTGTAGCTCAAGCTCATGAGAAAGCTAAAAATAGAAGAGATGAGCTACAAATGGATATTGCTGCAAAGAACAAGGATATTGAGCTTTACAAAAGAGAGATTGAGAGTAATGAGAAGACTTTGCAGGATTTAGAGGCTAATAGAGATAGTTTTGACAAGGTTAAGGCTGATAAGCTACAAACAATAGAGGCACGGATAAAGAGAGTAGAAGAGGAGGCTAAGAGAAGCTTTGAGGAGTTGGAGGAGGCTAAGAAATCTTTAGAAAAGATGGAAGAGCCTAACCCAGATGCTGCACAACTTTATAAAGAGCTAAGAGAGGAGTTATCCGATAAGACTGATGATGTTTTAGATGCAGAAAGGAAAATCAAATCATGCTCTATGTCTATAGCTAACTCAGAAAAGCTAATAAAAGACTTAGAGGAGGATATTAAAAATGTTGAGTTGAATTGCCCTACTTGTGGAGCTGAATTGGCAAAGGATAAGGTAAATGAGGTTATCTCTAATTTAAAGGCTAAAATCAAAGCTGGAGAAGAGGTATTAAAAACTCTATTGAAAAATAAAGAAGACCATACCGAATACCTTAAGAAAGTAGAGGCTGAGTTAGAAGAGGTAAATGTTAGGTATGAGGCTGCCAGAATTTCTTACGATAACTACCATGACAATTTATCTAAGTATAAATCTATCAAGGATACTATCAGATACACTGAGAAGAGATTGGGAGAGCTAAAGGCAGATAGAGAGCTTTACACTACAGAGCTAAATGAGACCCAAAAAGAGGAGTTTAATAATGAAGCTGTAGAGAAAGTCCAAGAAAAAATAAAGAGCCTTAAAAAGAGCTTAAAAGGAGCTGAAACGCAGTTAGACAATTTTCAGAAATTAGAAGCCAATACCAATTGGTGGGTTAAGAAAGGCTTCGGAGCGTCTGGATTAAAATCATTTGTATTCAATGCGATGCTTACCAGACTGAATGAGATAGCTCAGAAGTATGCGGAGAAGTTGGGATTTGGAGTAGAGTTTACCATAGACATGACTAAAGAGAGTAAGCCATTTAAGATGCTGGTTTATAAAGGCTCAGAGGTTAAAGACTATGAAGATTTATCTGGAGGACAGCAACAAAGGGTTATTGTATGTATTGCGTTTGCTATGCATGAGCTTATTACCAGCTCTAAGTCCAGAATAAACTTACTCATAATGGATGAGACTATTACATACATGGATAATGCAGGTATAGAGGCGTTTTTCAGCTTAATTTCGGATATTGCAGAAACTAAATCAGTATACCTAATTACACATTTGGAGTTAATAAACCCTGTTAATACCAAGACTATAACATTGGCATTAAAGGATGGAAGCACAATAATAGAAGACTAAATTTAAATTATATGGAAGATAACAAAAAGGCTATGCCTACATTAGAGTTTTTAAAAGAAACCAAAGAAACTCAGATAGCTAATATCAATGTATTAGTTAATATTTGCGGAGGTATCGCAAGAGAAACAGGTTGGGATGAAAAGAAGCGTGATATGGGAACTAAGTTATGCCTTGTTCATTCTGAGATTTCAGAAGCTATGGAGGGATACAGAAAGGATTTACAGGATGACCATTTACCTAACAGAAAGATGTTTGAGGTAGAGTTGGCAGATGCTGTGATTAGAATATTCCACATAGCAAGAGAACAGGGATTAGATTTAGGAGGGGCTATGGTAGAGAAGTTAATCTATAATACCCAAAGAGAAGACCACAAGTTGGAGAATAGAGAGAAAGAGGGTGGCAAGAAGTTTTAATTAAATGGCTAAGAGGCGGTATAGAACAATAGAAACAGATATTTTTGGAGTGGTGGTTCAAGATACCATCAATTCAAAAAAGAAAGGCGATAATAACGAAAGGGTTGCTGCTAAGTTTATGACTAAGTGGTGTGGGGAAAAGTTTACAAGAGTTCCTCAATCTGGTGGTTTGAGATGGAAACAGGCTTCAATCGTTTGTGGGGACATAGTATGCGAAAATGAGGAGTTTTATTTTCCATTCAGTGTTGAGACTAAGCACTATAAGAGTTTTTCTATACCGCCTTTTGACAATTCAGTATTAGGCAAAAGAACCAAGTTAGGCACTTTTTGGGAGCAGACTGAGAGGGATGCCGAAAGAGCTAACAGGATACCTATAACTTTAGCCAGATGTAACGGAATGGAGAGCGGAAGCTACATTGTTTTATTACCATTAAAACTGATTAGAGAATACTATCAACAGGAGAAGAGGGAGATTGATTTTGGATTTAATATAGGTAAGGTAGAGGGGTTGCAGGATTTTATCGCAATTCAGAGCAAAGATTTTTTGAAAATAAACTATGAAAATTTTGTTACCTACATAAAAAATCATTATTTTTGTAAGAGTTAAATGTTTGAAAAGTAAAATGTTATGGATTTAGGACAAAGAGTGTTTAAAAATGAGTTTAATGGTAAAGTGATTTCAGTTCATGAGTTCAGAAACTCATTTGAGGGTGGGGCTATAACATCAAATGCTGTATTATACGCAATGAGTAAGGATTTGATTGATTATATTAAGATTGATGATAAGATAAACCTCATCGTTTTAACGGATAAGACAAAGGCTTATACGCCAAATAAAAGCCCTAAGAGAGGGTAAAACTAACAATAGCCGAAAGGCTATTTTTCATTTATAAAGGTATGGATACAGATAAGGTTGAGATTTACTTTGATGGAGCTGCCAATAACCATATTCATAAAGCCACAGGTAAAGCACCGATGGGGGTAGGTGTTTATTGTCTGGTAAATGGTGTGGAGAGGTTTGCAAGAAGTTTTTACGCAGGATATGGAAACTCAATGGAGGCTGAGTGGTGTGCATTCATAATAGCTATGAAAGTGGCTGTTTTAGTGTCAGAAGAATTGAGATTGAAAAAGAGGGTTGATATTGTAGTTTATAATGATAATGAGATAGTGGTAAAGCAGTGGAATGGAGATTATGATGTTACCAAGTTTTCGGACTATTATAAGCGTGTTTTGACTAACTATAAAAAACTAAGGGCAAATTGTAAGCTGACTTTAAAATGGATACCAAGAGAGCTAAATACGGAGGCTGATAGACTATCTAAGATAGCAAGGACTAATGCAGAAGAGGAGATGAAAGCAGTTTACCAGATGAGGCTGGATTTAGAGTAAAAAACTTTAATAAAATTTTGGTATATCCGAAATTTTTTGTATCTTTGTAGCATAAAAGAGGAAAGAAATGGATAAAGCAATCTTACAGAAGTTACTTCAACATAAGCCTGTTGAAGAGATGGGGGAGCTTCAAAAGAAGTTCGTATCCTCAGATGTAGATTATTCTATGTTAAATGAGGAGCAGTTGAAAGTATTCACTGAGTTTATAGACTTAGTTGAAAATAATGAATTTAGTAGGTCTTGTATTAGAGGTTACGCAGGGACAGGTAAAACATTCTTGACTACCAAGATAATTGAGAAGCTGCTATCTAAGAAAAACATTAAGGTATGTTTGACAGCACCTACGAATAAGGCTGTTAAGGTATTGAGAGACAAGTCTAATTTTGTAGATGTTAATCTTAAATTCTCTACTATACATAGTTTATTAGGACTTGAAGAGAAAATTATGCCTAATGGAGAGGTAAAGTTTGTAAATAGTGCTAAAAGAGATATTGTAAGTTTAGGAGATTTTGACATTATTGTTGTGGATGAGGTATCCATGCTAAATAATGAGCTTCTGGTAGGTAGTAAGGATGTGATAGGATTATTAGAAGTAGCAGAAGATAATGCAGTTCATCTACTTTTTGTTGGTGACCCTAAACAAATACCGCCTGTTAATTCAAAGGATACTTATGTATTCTCTGACCCAGATAAGTATGATATTAAGGTTTGGGAGTTGAATAATATAGTGAGGCAATCCAAAGGTAGCCCTATTATAGATTTGACTTTGAAGATAAGAAAAAGAATGGGTCTTGCAGATGCTTTATTGGCTTCTGGTAGAAAGGATAATTTCAATCTGGATACTTCTGAGGGTGTAGCTGTAATAGCACCAGAAGATAAAGATGCTTTAATGGAGATACTTCACAGCCAATTTACCTCAGATAATTTCAAAGCTAATCCAGATTATGCAAAGGTTATAGCATTTACCAATAAGACTGTTGGGATATTTAATCAGAAGATACGCTCAATGATATATGGAGTTCCAGCTAATAAGTTAGATAAGATTTATGTTGGGGAAAAACTATTTGCTAACTCGCCAATAGTTGAGGGTAGAGGTAGAGACCAGAAGCTAATTGTAACTACTAATTCAGAGTTTGAGGTAGAGAGCTATTCAATAGAAGAGGGTAATTTTGATGGGGCTGAGCTAACCTACTATCATGTAAATATATTTACCTCAGATGGAGATTATAAGAGTATCAAGGTTATCCATGAGAAGTCTGAGGAGGACTTAAAACTTATTCTGGATTACTGCTCATCAAATGCTAAAAAGGCTTTAAAGGGTAGTTTTGAGGCAATGAATTGGTGGGGTAAGTTTTACGAAGCTAAGAGGATGTTTGCAGATATAGGATATAACTATGCTATTACAGCCCATAAATCACAAGGTAGCACCTATGAAACTGCCTTTGTTGTTGAGAGTGATATTGACATTCAGAGAGATATTGAAAATCGTAATAGAATTAAGTATACGGCATTCACACGACCAAGTAAAAGATTAGTAATAATAATTTAAATTCAAACAATATGTTTCCAAAGATTTCAAAAATTGTGGGCAAAGACCCTTTAAGACCAGCGTTAGAACATGCAATAATTCAGAATGGTAATTTAGTAGCCACTGATAGTTACATGTTAGTATGTATACCTGTATCTACTTTTATTAGAGAGGAGGTAGATGGAGATAGAATTTACACTGCAGAAGAGCAGATAGCTAATGTTGAGGGTAAGATGTTTTCAGTTCCGCTGATTAAAAAGCTAACCTCATCTTCTGTAAGTAAGGTTATCTATTTAGAGGATTATATTGCCATATTTAACAAGAAGAATGAGCAGGAGCTTATTAGATATACAGGTAAGCAGGTTACTGAGGAGGATAAAAAGGACACCAAAGTTTATAAGGATATGGAAAGCCCTAACTACTTCAAGTTCATCAATCCAATAGATGGTTCTGTTATGATGGTAAATGGAATGGCTAAGACTATACATTATCCAAGGTGGGAGGGTGCAGTTCCTGCCTATAATCCAGATATGAGAAAGCTGGATTTTGCTAAACTGATAGAGAGGCTGCCAGAAGTTAAGAATACTATATGCTTAAAACCTCAGCAGTTAAATGATATGGCAGTTGCATTAGGACATGAGATGGTAGCGTATATAACATCAGAGAAAGGCGTTAATTATGTTACAGGAGCTTCTGGAAAGAACCTTGAAGATACTATCTTAAAAGGGTTTGGTGTTATAATGGTAGTAACTAATTCAGATATTAACTTTTTATAAATACATATATGGAGGAAAATAAAAATATAGGAGAGCTTTTAAAGGCTGGTATAGTTAAGTTTTCTTATGCTAAGACCACAGGAGAGGAAAGGATAGCGTTCGGCACTTTAAAAGAGGATTTGATACCAGCTAACAAGTCTCAGCTGGAGAAGTATAGAAATGTAATGAATGACACTCAGATTTTATTGGATAGGGTGTATGATGTAATGGAGAAAGAGACTTTGCAAATATCCGAATATAGAGAGGCTATTGGAGATATTATTGAGGGCATAAATGCAGCTCTTAATCCTAAAAAGGATGTTTCTGGCAGGTCAATGCATGATGGGTTGCAATTATATTATGATTTTGAAGCACAAGGCTTCAGAAGTTTCAAAAAAGAGCAATTACTCAAAGTTTTCTAATCACGATAAGGTAGAGGTTATGTAACTTCTACCTTATTTTTACAATAAGTCCAGATGCTATTGTAAAAATTTTGAAAAACTTTCAATAAAATTTTGGTATATCCGAAATTTTTTGTATCTTTGGGGTATAAAGAACCAATAAAAATTTAGGTATGTTTAAAGTAGAAAAAGTTCCGTTATACGCAAAGTATGATGGTTATGATTTTCCAGATGCTTATGGAATTTACAGAATGGATACTAAAGCCTGTTTAGGTGTAGTAGGTGGTCAGTATATCCCTGTTCAGAATGAAGAGTTACATGACATAATCAGAGAGGCTGCGGAGGTAGCAGGACTGACTTCTGATAATGTTTTGTTCAAGGAGCTTCAAGGAGGTAAAAAAGTAGCTTTCCAAGTTAAGCTACCAGATTGGATAATAAATGAGGAGGACAAAGTTGTTAGATGGGCATCAGCTCTAAATTCACATGATGGTAGTAGTTCATTAGGGATAGGATTAGTAGGATTTAGATTGGCATGTTCTAATACTTGGGTTACTGCCTATAAGGGATTAACCAAAGTTAGACACTCATGGTCAATTTCATCAAAAGTTAAAGAAATGGCTAATAGTCTAATTGAGGGTATTGAGAGGGATAAGCATGATTATGAGGTAGCGATGAGATTATCCAATACTGCTTATAATGAGGTTGACCATACTAAGTTCATTAAGGAGCTGATAGGATTTGATTTGAAAGATTTACAAGTCAGAAAGATGAGAGCTAATGAGGAGGGTAATAAACTATATACTACGAAATCCGAAAATAAATTTAACCTGCTTTCTGATAGTATAGACATAGAACTCGGTTCAGCTGGTAATAATCTGTGGGGTCTATTCAATGGAGTAACCAGATTTACTAACCATGTAGAGGCTATCAGAAAGAAAGACCCAGATGCTTATTTGTATTTCGGTGGTGGGAAAGTATTAACAGATAGAGCTTTAGAAATATTATCATAATGGAGACACCAAGTTCAAGTATGATAGAGGACTTCTTAAGAGGCTTTGGGCAAGATACCCAAAGCCTTATGGAAGCCTACGATAGTGTTGATACGGATGAAGATGCTTTTGCAGAATTTGCCATTAACATGGGATACAGATGGGTAGATGAGCCTTACAATGTATGGGTTCATAGAGATGACCCTGAGACTGAGATAGAGATAGCCGTATATGACTATTTAATGGAAAACTTTGGAGCTTAATAGACAGCCATAGGAGGCGGTTTTAGGTAATCAAATAGAAATCCTACCCCAGAGGTAGAGAACTTTAAAAATAAGTAGAGATAAAGAAGAATGGACAAAAATTTAGATATAAAGGTAGAGGAGGCTGCTCATAATGTAGACATAATATTGAACAAATCGGGTGGAGAGGATAACAAGTTTGGGTTTATACTAATAGCAGTTCCTACTGAGGAGGATAACCCTCAAGGTATTTGGATTTCTAATATGAATAGACCAGATGTTATAAGAGCCTTAGAGGAGGTAGGTAAAAAGAGTAAGCAGGGCTTCATAGACAATCTTAAAAAGTTAAATTAAAATGAGTAAACAATATCCAATATGGAATGAAGTAACCTCATGTAAATACAATTCAAATAAATCTTATGGAGTTGTAGATACAGGAGAGGTAAATATTAAAATAGGTAGTGGTGCTAAAAATAGCAGGGACTTCATTAGAACTCTTATCACTAAGAGGAGTGGTAAATATAAAGGTAAAGATGTAGTTATATTCAGATATTCAGTTGATGGTGTATTAGTCAAGATTTGCATCTTTGAGAGGGGTAAAGATGATAGAGCTGGAAAGTTTATCAAGGAGTGGAGTAAATTAAATAGTGTAAAAAGCCTTAAGATTGAGGATTTAGAGAGTTAAAAATTTTGGTATGTTAGAAAAAAAGAGTAAATTTGTAAAGAGAATAATAGTAGCAAAAAATGGATATTATAGCGACTTAGAGGATAGAGGGTATGTATGCGTAAGTGCGGAGGGTAAGGCTTATATGGGTAGAACTATTGGGGAAACCATAAACGGCATTCAGACTACATTTGGAATGTTCTTACATAAGGTAAGGTTACAGGATAATGTAGCTGTGGTTAGTCTTTATAGAGCTATGCTGGATAAGATAGGTAAAGATAATTTACTGAAAACATTAGACCAGCTTTGCGAGGATGCAGATACAGATACTATATGCTTTTTAGATGGAGGTCTTGATGACAGGTTCAACTACCGATACATTCTTGCAGATTACTTTTCTGATTGTTTGCAGATATTCAGATTAGGGTCAAAAGGAGAGGAGATAGAGTTGGATGATGAGTTTTGGAAAGCTCAAAAAGACCTTTGGAGCATAGATGTATGTAAGAAGTATGGACACGATAACTTAACCGATGAGTTTGTCTATGTAGAGCTGGAGAGAGGTAAATGGAGTTTCGCAAAGACTATGGCAAATAATCCGCATTACTATTACCTAAGAAAAGATAGCGATGATTGGGATTTATACAAATCACTTGTAAGACATATTAGGTATTTTGGAGAGTTTGAGGTATTCGCAGGTGTGGTTTATAGAGTGTGGAGATATAAAGGATTTGCCTATTGGACTATGCCTCAAGAAGAACAATACTATCTATCCGATGATGATTGCTACTTGATAAATAAAAAGGTCATTTCAGATGATAGCAGTAATACAAGGAGTTCCAAGCAGGAATAGAGTTATTCAGAAAATAAAAAAGAACCTAAGTGGGTATGTTGATGTGCATATCCACTTAGATTGTTTTATGAATGGAGGTGCTTTTTACCCTTTTATAGAGATGCTGGAGAAGTTTCCAAGAGACCAATACAGATTACACATGCAGGATGACATAGAGTTGTGTGAGGATTTCGGAGAAGCTTTACCATATTTTGAGAATTTGGTAAAAGAGCAGGGTATTGACTTTTTGTCTTTATATGCACCTAAGAGGATGCATTTTAAAAATGAGCTTGAAATAAGGGGGGGCAATATTATTACAGAATTTAATTCTGTATGGATACAATGCTGTATTATGTCGCCAAGACTTTTGGAGCTATTGTATCAAGAGAGTGAGGATTACATAAAACAATACAGAAGTGGAAATCCATTAAAGATACCCTCAGCAGGAGATTACCCAAAGGATGATGATACATTTATTGTTGGTATAATGCAGAAATACAAAATCAAAGGTTACTGCTTTTTACCATCATTGTCTCAACATTTAGTAGGAGAGGGTTCGTTATTAGGACACGCTAATTCCGATACACGAACTTCAGATATGTATGATAAAAATTACTTAAGAAAATTAAAAAGTAACGGATTAAAATTTTGGTAAATAATGAATAAAGAGTTCGGACAATTACATAAGATTGGAGTGCATAGGGTTATGCACTCATATTTGTTTATAGATGCCAACATAGAGAAGCTGGTGGCAGGAGATAAGGTAGATATTTTCTATTGCGACCCACCATGGGGAACAGGTGCAATCAAGATGTTTCACACAATGAATAAGAAGATGACAGGTGTGGAAAGTGCTAACCGAGAGGTAGACAATAATGATTTTCTTATTAAGCTATTGACATACGCTAAGAAATACACCAAAGGTTATGTTGTTATTGAGTATGGTAATAGGTGGGTAGATGCAGTAAAAGAGGCTGCTAAACATTGTGGATTGCATTTTTGCGGTATGACTGAAACTCTATACGGAGGCAAACCCTACACCATGCAGGTATTAGTTTTCCATACTGAAAATTCTCATAAGGTAGATTTGAGAGAAGTGTATCATACTAAAGATGGATATACACCAGAATGTGTGATAAGGTCTTTATACAAAGAGCCAAATCAGATAGTGATGGATTTATGCTGTGGTCTTGGTAATACAGCCAGAGCATGTAAGAGACTAAAACTTAAATTTTTAGGTAATGAGCTTAATAGTAAGAGATTAGAGAAAACAATAAAAATATTAGAAAATGGCTAAGAAAAAGATAAAACAGACTAAGCCAGATGTAAGCGTTACACGGATTACCAAAGACACCAATGTATTAGAAGAGGCTAAACTCAGATATGATTGGATATTTGATAATTTTGACCGTGTAGGTGTGGCGGTATCTGGTGGTAAAGATAGCACAGTGGTATTAGAGTTGGCTATTGAGAAAGCAAGAGAACGAGGTAGATTACCTGTTGATGTTTTGTTCATAGACCAAGAGGGAGAATTGCAGCATACTATTGATTATTTTTATAGGCTGAAAGAGCGTAAAGATGAGATAAGATTACATTGGTTTCAGATACCAATTAAAATCAATGTTAGCTCAAACTCTACTGAGAATTATCTATACTGCTGGGGAGAAGATTTCAAGGATAAGTGGATTAGACCGAAAGAGCCAGATAGTATTCATGAGAATACTTACGCACCAGAAGATACCTATTTTAATGACCTATTTGATGCAATATGCGTAAAGCATTTTCCATATGAGAAGTTCGCACTAATAGGAGGTATGAGGGCGGAGGAAGCTCCTAAGAGGTTAAAGGGTCTTACTACTGGAGATGTATACAAAGGTGTAACTTGGGGTAAGCCATTCGCAGGAGCTAAAAACCATTATGTATTCTATCCATTATATGATTGGTCTTATATTGACATTTGGAAGTATATTGCAGAAACCAAATGTGACTACAATAAGATTTATGATTTGATGTATAACATAGGATTACCAACTACAGCAATGAGAGTATCATCATTGTTCCATGAAAATAGTATAGGTTCATTCGGATACTTAGCAGAGCTGGAGAGGGATAATTGGAATAAGATAGTTAATAGGATTTATGGAGCTAATACATTCAAGAATGCGAAAGCCATTTACGAGTGTCCTAAAGAATTGCCTTACATGTTTCAATCATGGCGAGAGTATTCAGAATATCTGCTGGAGAATTTAGTTAATGATGATAAGAGAGAATTCTACCGAGAGGAGGTAGATAAGGCATGGAAGTGGTTTCAGAAATCTGTTAATAAATTCAAAGACCAGAAAGGCTCAAAGGATAATCATTTCTGGCAGGTAGTAGTTTCTACCTATTTGAAAAATGATTTCTGCCTTACATTGTTAAGGAATTTCTTAATTTCGCTAAATTTAAAACCATAAGGTATGACTGATAAAAAGTATAAGTTAAGTGACTTATTAAAACAGCAAATCCAGACTGAGTATGAAAAGTCTGATGATAAGATGGGCTTTGTATGCTCATTGAGAGAATGGCTACATAAAGAAATATCACCATTGAAACACCAGCCCATAGATGGAGTTAGGTGGGTTCACATTGATGATGTAGTAGCTAATGATTACAATCCTAATTCAGTAGCAATCAAGGAGATGGCACTACTGCATAAATCAATACAGCAAGATGGCTATACTCAGCCTGTTGTAGTAGTGTGGGATGAGAGTAAAGGTAAGTATGTTATTGTAGATGGTTTCCATAGAACTACAATCATGAAAACTTACGAGGACATCCAGAAGACCACTAATAAAATGCTGCCTGTTGTAGTGATTGAGAAAGACATGAATGAGCGTATGGCTGCCACTGTTAGACACAATAGAGCAAGAGGCACACATAGTGTTGTATCAATGTCTGACATGGTATTCTCTATGCTACATAGAGGAATGGATGATGCTTCTATTGCTAATGAATTAGGTATGGAGGCTGAAGAAATAAAGAGACTGAAAACTATCACAGGATTTGCTAAGTTGTTTGAGGATAAGGAATACTCAAAAGCTTGGGAAACCAGACATCAAATTTATTTAAGAAAAAAGTATGAGCAAGAGCAAGAAACTGACACCTCAGCTAATTCCGATTAAGGATATTAGACCATATGAGGGTAATGAAAGGAATATACCTCAAGAGGGGGTAGATGCGGTAAAGAAATCTATTAAGACCTACGGATTTAATGTTCCAATACTTGTTACCAAAGATTTGGAAATCATTGCAGGGCATACCAGATACAAGGCTTTAAAGGAGCTGAAAGTTGAGGAGGTATTGTGTATTGTAGTAGATGAGGATGACCCTAAGCGAGTAGCTAAGATGAGGTTATTGGATAATGCAATATCAGAAGCGAGTAGCTGGGATGATAAGAAACTCAGAGTAGAGCTACAATACATTCATGATATTTCTGATGATGAGGATTGGGGTAATTTTGCAAGTATGTTTCCAGACACCTCAGAAATAGATAGAGCCTTAGAGCAATCCGTAGGGAAAGCCTTAAAGGAGGTAACCCATAAGGATTTAGAGGCTGCTGAAAATAAGCTGAAAGATGCTTATAAGAAGTCTGAGAATAAGAATGATAGGGATGTAATTTGCCCTAATTGTAGGAGAAAGTTCAAAGCAAGGGTGTATGATAATTAAATAGGAGATGGCAAAGAATATTAAAAAGAGAGACATACAAATTGTTAGTATAGGTATGGTTAAGCCTTATACTAACAATCCGAGAGAGAATACTAAGTCTATTAGGCACTTGGAGAAAGCAATAAAGGAATACGGATTTACCACACCTATAACAACTGATGAAGATTATGTTATAGTTACAGGGCACTCACGATATTTCGCTGCTAAAAATTTAGGTCTAACTGAGATACCAATTATTGTATTGGATGACCTCAGCGAGGCTCAAATCAAGCAATACAGAATTGCAGATAATAAAGTGCAGGAGCATACAAGTTTTAACTTTGATGGTCATGAAAACTTTATGCAGGAATTGACAAAAGATGATGAGCTATTCGGAGATGTTTTTAGCGACTTTCGTATAGAGGATGAAGAGGAAGACCAAGAGGAGGAAGATGATTGGAATTACGATACTGAAACTGATGATGAGGAGGAATATGATGAAGATGAAGAGGAGGCTGATGAAGAGTATAAGGATTGTATTTGCCCATACTGTCTTCACGAGTTTGATTTAGATGAGGCATTAGAGGATGAAGAGGATGCCTCAGATGAAGATACAGAGGAGTAAAGACCTCATTAATGCATAACATTAAAAGTGTTATGCATTTTTCGTTTTTCCCAACTTGTAATATAACAGGAAAAAGGGGAAAAATAAAAGTAAAAAACTTTAATAAAATTTTGGTAGGTCAGAAAATTTTTGTATCTTTGAGGTATGAAAAAGACAGAAATAAAAACAAGCAACTACAAGGTAGTTAGAAGATTAGAGGATAGTGCATATGATGTATTGGTATACTCAATAGGTAAATGGGTAGCTGAGTCATACATAATATTACCAGAAAGGTTAAATGGTCATATTTATGAAGCTGTTAAGATTGAGGTAATGAGGCACAATATTAACCATCCAGATAAGGAGGTAGTATTAGAACCTAATAATGGAAGCACAATCAGAGTGGCTGATAAGTCATCTGGTATTGAGGTATTGAAAGTGGTATTTGATACTACCTATTCAACTCAGATGGGATTTGAAAATTTATAAAACTAAAAGATATGTTTAGAGAAGCAGAAGTTAAACTGATAGGAGATAACCTCATCAGAATTGACAAAATTAAGGTAAAATTAGATAGGGATGATATAATAAGCAGAACATTATCCTTACCATTGTATGATACAGAAGATAATCTTGTTCATAGGAATGTGGGCAGATGTGTTGTTAAGAGTGTAGATTATCTTAAAGGTGTTGCAGAGTGTTATGTGGATTTAGATGATGAGGGTTACCGAATGTTGGTAGAAAGGTTTAAAGAATACGGATACTTATTTATAACGGCATCAGCTGAGTATACTATCAAAGACTATAATTTAATATCAAAATGTTTCATTATAGGTAGGCGTAATAGTATGTTTGCGTTTACCGAGATACCAATGGAAGATTTAATTAAATCGGTAGAGAGGCTACGCAGACATAATGAAATGTATTTAAGAAAGCGTTGGGAGGAGCGTATTCATGCAGTAGAAACCTTAAGAAATAATTTAGATAAGATATGAGACTATTAAAATTACTGGCTTTTGTAGCGGTTCTGTATAGCTGCAAAGCCAATGACCCTTACAAAAAGCTAAAGCGAGAGCTAAAGAGTAATCCAGAACACTTATTAGATAACGATAAAAGAATAGCAGATGAATATAGCATCAAATTACATAACAGACTTTCATAAGAAACAGCTGATTAAAGAGGCTAAATACGATGAGAAGCAAAGGAGGAAAGCTATTGAGAGCCTTACGATAGAGGAGCATAAGATTGTTAAATCTATTGTAGTTCAGTTTTTCTGCACAACTGCATTGCAGTTAGAGCTGATTGATAAGTTAAATGAGGTTTCTAATATCGCAATGAAATATCCTTTCATTACAGATTTCATGAAAGGTATTGAGCATCTCAATACTGACTTGTATAGGATTTCAATTAAGACTGAAAAGGATGACCTCAACAGACAAGAATTAGAGAAGATGATGGGTAATATCATAGGTAAGATGCCTACATTAAGTTTAAAGCAATTGGAACTATTGGAAGAGTTTATCAATAACTTGAAACATAAAAGTTAAAAAACTTTAAAAATCTTCATAAAAATTTTGGTATATCCGAAATTTTTTGTATCTTTGGGGTATAGAAAAAGAAAGAAAGACATGAAAAACATTATTAAGACTTTTAAGTCATTACCACTCAGAGAGAAGTTAGAGTTAGCAGGTAACTTTTTGGTATTAGTATCTTTATTTGCCCTGCTGTATGTAGGTTTATGGTTAATTTATATAATTGGAGATTAG